TGGCTGGACGTGGCATGGGCGCAGCAACGCGCGGAGGTGGCGCAGTCACCTCGGGACCTCGGAACAAAATGCTGAGCAAAACCAGCACCAAAACTGGACCTGTAATGATGAAAAGCGGTGGGCTGGTCAACCAGCACAAGCGCATGGCCATGAAGGGTGTTAAAAAGATGAAAATGGGCGGCTCTAGCTGCGCGTAAATGGCAACTTCAGGAACGACCGACTTCAACCTCTCGATTGATGACCTAATCGAAGAGGCTTTTGAACGCTGCGGCATGCGTCCCACGGCGGGATATCAACTGTCGTCTGCACGTCGGTCGTTAAACCTGCTCTTTTTGGACTGGGCCAATCGTGGACTGAACCTTTGGACCATTGAGCAAGCGACGTACACCTTGTCTCCTGGAGGATACGAGATTACGCTTGGATCAGACACGGTCAACGTGCTCTCAGCGGTCATCCGTTTGCCTGGAGTCAGTCCACAGCAAGACATCACGCTTGATCGGATCAGTCGAGAAGAGTACCTAGACCTGCCCGATAAGACTGTGCAAGCCCAGCCTGCACAGTTGTATGTACAACGTGCTAACACGTTCAAAGTCTTCCTCTATCCCTCGCCCAATCTTGCTTACACGCTGGTCTATTACCGCATTCGCCGGATCCAGGATGCGGGCATCTATACCAACACCGCAGACGTCAACTTTCGCTTTCTGCCCTGTCTTGCTTCGGGCCTCGCCTACCAGATCTCGCTCAAGTATGCGCCTGAGCGGACGGTTATTTTGAAGCAGATCTACGAAGAAGACTTCGCGCGTGCAGCGGCAGAAGATCGTGACACAGCAAGCGCACTCTTTATTCCCGATTTCGGGCAGTAAATCATGGCCTTTGCAACGGGAAAATTCTCGTTTGGTCTGTGTGACTACTGTGGTCAACGGTATTCGTACAATACCTTGCGTAAAAATTGGCGGGGGTTCATGGTCTGCCCTGACGACTATGAGCCCAAAGAGCCGCAACTCTATCCGCTTAAGTATCGAGGCGATGCAATTGCGCTTAAAGACCCTCGCGTTGACCGCATTGAGCCGGTTACAATCTACCTTGGAAGTCCAGGATTTAGCGCGCCGTTTCAAAGTCTTGGATCGGGAGTCAGTACTGTCAATCGTACGAACATGCAACCCTTTCCTCCTCAGCAGTTTGTTACGGGAGTTGGGGCAGTTGGGCAGGTTGCGATCGATATCTTTTACAGCGTGCTTGCTTCAGGGGTAGAGGGAAATGGACTTGTTAATGATGTCGGGATTGTGATTACGTAACCATGAATTACGCTGAATTAGTCCAAACGATTAGGCGTTATACCGACGTAGACAGCAATGTCTTTTCGGACAGCGTCATTGATACGTTTATCACGATGGCTGAGAACAGGATTCTTCGCGACATTGACCTGGACTATTTTAAAAAGGAATCCACGGGAACTTTGACCAGTGGAAATAAGTTCCTTGGCGCACCTTCCGACATTTTGACTCACCGATATCTCATGGTCACGGTAAGTGGTGATCAGGTGTTCTTGGACTTTCGCGATACGTCGTTCATGAAAGAGTACTGGCCTGACGGCACGGACACGGGAGTACCTAAGTACTACTCTGTTTGGGACCAAGATACTTTTTACATTGCTCCGACGCCCGGAAGTAACTACCCCGTTGAAATCGGTTATATCTACCGACCGGCACAGCTTTCGACTTTAAACCCAACAACATGGATCAGCAACAATGCGCCGGAGGCGCTGCTTTATGCTTGTTTGATCCAGGCCTACAGTTACACAAAGGGCCCTCCTGACATGTTGAATTATTTCAACCAGAGTTATCAACAGGCGATTCAGGGCCTAGGCACGGAGCAGCAGGGTAGACGTCGTCGTGATGAGTATCGCGATGGCATGATTCGTTTACCCATTAAATCAGTGAGTCCAGGGCCATGAGCGCGTTTGGTGGAGCTCTTTTAGGGGATTTTCGGGTTAGTCACGTATCTAATCGTGGATTTACTCCCGAAGAAGTTGCTGAAATGGCGTTAGAGAAAATTGTTTACGTGGGTGCAAGTTCGCATCCCGTGATCCGTGAGCAGGCAGAAGCCTTCAAAGACCAGATTCGTGGTGTCTTGGTCACTTATATGCGTCAAGCTGTAGCCTCGCATAACACCACGCTCATGAACCGTTTTCGAGATGCAGGGCATCCCGAGTTGATCAAATTATTGGAGCAATAACATGGCAATTACTGTTAACACCGCAATGCCTACTTCGTTCAAAGTAGAGATTCTTAAGGCTGTTCATAACTTTACCGCTTCTACGGGTAATACATTTAAGATTGCTTTGATGAAAGCGACTGCTTCTGGATCCGGAACGTATGGTGCGGCGACAACAAGCTATGATACGCTAGTCAGCAACTCTGACGAAGTGCCTAATGGCAGTGGCTATACAACAGGCGGCAATACTCTAACATCGATCACCCCTGTTGCTGATGGGACTACTGCCGTCTGTGACTTTGATAACACGACGTGGTCGGGGGCTACGTTCACAACCTGTGGAGCCATTATCTATAACGATACAGCGGCAGGTAACCCCGCTTGTGCCGTTCTTAGTTTTGGCGGCGACCAACAGGTCACATCAGGGGACTTTCAGATCCAGTTCCCAAGTCCTGCGGCCTCGACCGCAATCATCCGCATCGCTTAAGGCGATGGTGTGGGAGCCACAACCTACAACGTAGGCTGGGGGGACTCCGGCTGGGGGTATAACGGCTGGAGCGGTATCGCTCCTGCCTATCAAGTTGATGGCGTATCTGCAACGGGGTCCGTAGGAACCGTTTCCGTTGCTTTATCTTCCTTGGTCACAGGGGTTGTTGGGACGGGGTCCGTAGGAACCGTTTCCGTTGCTTTATCTTCCTTGGTCACAGGGGTTGTTGGGACGGGGGCGGTAGGAACCGTTTCTTTCGTCATTAATTCTAATGTTGACGTCTCAGGCGTAGCCGGGATAGGGGCGGTAGAAACGCCTGTAAGCGTTGTCTCGCCTAGCTTGACAGGGGTTGCAGCGACCGGAGCTGTTGGTACAACAGGTAATTTTGTTTCACTGATTTTAACCGGCGTTGCCGGAACCGGGGCCATTGGCACTGTCGTCATTTCTCACACCTTTACGGTTACTGGTGTAGATGCGGCAGGAGCTATTGGACAAGTTGGCATTCGGATAGACAACACCGAGATTCCTGCTGGTGTTGTAGGCACGGGAGCTGTTAGCGATGTAACGACGTTCGTGATACCGTTGGTTGTTGGGGTGTCAGGCACGGGCCAGATGGGCTACGTTGACATTCGTATTGATGACACTATCATTCCCACAGGTGTGTCAGCAACAGGTGCTATAGGTACTGTTCGCATTGGTGGGTGGTCTATTGTGAATGACTTTCAAAACCCAAGTTGGACGGCGGTCCCTTCTCCGCAGACTCCAAATTGGATTGAAGTCGATGTTGCGGCGTAGGAGCACGTAATGGCAAGCACATGGTCGAAGCTTAAAATCGAGCTAATTGGAACCGGGGAGCAATCGGGAACCTGGGGATCCACCACCAATAATAACTTGGGATCATCCTCGACTTATCGAGGATTAGAGCAAGCTATCGTGGGTATGGCAACGCTCGTTACAGGCGATTTCACGGCTAACAGCTATACGATGCCTTATACAGATAGCAATGATGACCAGGATTTTCGATGCCTGTTTTTAAATATCACGGCAACACTATCAGCGGCTGGGACGGTGATTGTCCCCGCGATCCAAAAACCATACATTGTTAAAAACAGTTCCGTTGGCGGTTATGCCGTCACCGTTAAGGTATCAGGGCAGACAGGGGTTAGCGTTCCGAACGGGGCTTTAATACTTTTGTATAACAACGGGACCGACGTTGGCATTGCCATTAACCACCTCACGGCGTTAACGCTTGCTAGTCCTCTTGCCCCGGCCAGTGGCGGAACAGGTGTCGCAAACGGCTCTAACAACACGATTACCTTCACAGGTAATTACACGCTTGGGCTTACGTTAAGCAATAACACCGCAGTCACGCTTCCAACCACAGGCACGCTGGCCACGCTTGCAGGCACGGAAACACTGACCAACAAGCGTATTACACCACGCGCTAATATCACAACCACAACAAGCAGTCCGTGGGCGTGGAACAGTGATAGTTACGACATTCAAGGATTTACAGCTTTAGCAAATGCGTTGACCATCAATGCTGATGCAGGAACGCCAACGGATGGGCAAAAAACAATTTTTCGTTTGAAAGATAATGGCACGGCAAGAGCATTGACATGGACAACAGGGTCTAGCAAAGCTTTTAGGGCGGTTGGTATTACGCTTCCAACCACGACAGTGATTAGTAAGGTGACTTATGTGGGCTGCATTTACAACTCAAATGCAGATCGTTGGGATGCAGTAGCGACAGGTACGGAGGCCTAAATGAAAATTGATTTTGAACGTCATCACGACAAATGGGGCAAGTTTGCAGACGCATTGCACTTGCCTGACGACCACACGTTTACCTTGGCTCAGATTGAGGCGATGAAAGATGAGCGCTTCAATAACTGGGTTAATGCTGTAGAAAACCCGCCACCTTCTGAGCCGGTTCCAGAGCCAGAGCCAGTGAAGGAATACATTGAAATTAACGGTGTGAAGTACGTTAAAGCCGAGGTTTAATCGTGGCAGATCGTTACTGGGTTGGTGGTACGGCCTCATGGGACTTAACCGCAGGTACTAAGTGGGCCACTACATCTGGCGGTGCTGGTGGTGCTGCTGTGCCCACCAATGCGGATGATGTGTTCTTTGATGCGAACTCGGGGGCAGGGACCGTGACGGTCTCTGTTTCTACTGCTCAGTGCAAAAATCTTACATTTACTGGATTTACTGGAACATTTGCTGGTTCGGTTGGTGTGGCAGTATACGGTAATTTGCTTATCGCCGCTACAGTTACTTGGACTCACACTGGAAGTATTCGGTTTGCTGGAAACACTTCTTGCACATTAACTAGTGCTGGAAAAACGATTGGATCATTAATTATAAACAGCGCAGCAGGCTCTGGCCTTACGGTCACTTTGCAGGATGCGTTGACGCTTAGCGGAACTATTGATCACACAAATAGCACCTTCACCACCAACGACTACAACGTAACTGCCGCATCCCTGTCGTCCAGCAACAGTAACACTCGGACGATCAATCTGGGTAGCAGTACGGTAACATTAACGGCGAACACTACAGTAATTGGTTTTACAACCAATACAAATTTAACTTTTAATGCTGGAACATCTTCTATTGTAGTTTCCGGCAACCTTGTTACTATTGATGGCGGTTCGAGTTCTGCTACAGGTGTAACTTTTTACAATGTATCTCTCACAGGAACGGCGGCGCAAACAAAACCAATTTTGGGATTAAACACATTTAATAACCTAACGGTTACAGCCCCATCTTCCGCTGGTGTAACACAAATTACCTTCGACTCCCGCCAAACGATCAATGGCACGCTCTCAACCTCGGGCACAGCGGGCAATCGCCGTGTGTGGTTCCGTGGAACAACCTACGGCATAGCCCAGACGCTTACCATCAACAGCGCCCCGAGCCTGACTGATGCTGACTTCCGTGACATTTACGTTGTTGGCACTGCTGCCCCCATCAGCGGCACTCGTATTGGCGACTTACGGGGCATCCGAGGCATCACTGCATCTACACCCAAATCTGTGTATTGGGTCACTGCTGCCGGTGGCAATTGGTCAGCAAATAATTGGGCAGCATCTTCTGGTGGTGCTGCAAGTACCGACAACTTCCCGCTAGCTCAAGACACTGCCATTATTGAGAACACGGGGTTGAACACCAGTGCAACAGTGACGCTGGATACGGCTATTGTGAACGTGTCTGGGATTGATATGTCCACACGCACCAATGCAATGACATTTGTGTTGGGCGCCACAATGTATATCTATGGTGACTTGAAGTATGGGTCTGGCGTAACCACGAACACAAGCAACGGATTTACGTTTTCTGGAAGAAACACCCAAACAATAACGTCTAACGGCAGAACGCTGTCTGGCAACCTTTTGCAGGCCGATACTTATGGTGGAACGCTGCAACTTGCGGATGCTTTGAGCTTTGGCACAGGCACAATTCAAGTTGTTAACGGCACGTTTGACACCAAAAACTATAACGTCACTGCTGGCACTTTGTCTTCTGACAACTCCAACGTCAGGACGATTACGCTTGGGTCAAGTACGCTGACTTTGAGTGGTTTGCCTGCAATTCAAATGTCAACAACGACAAATTGTACTTTGAACGCAGGAACATCAAGCGTTGTGCAAACAGGAACTCCATCCAGCCAAAGTTTTAACAGCACAGGGCTTACTTGGTATAACGTATCATTTACTAGCACGAGTGTAAAAGGATGGAATATTTCCGGCGCAAATACCTTCAATGATTTATCGTTTACCGCACCTGCTTCAGCAGGTCTTTCTTTTTTATCGTTTGCTGGCAATTGCACCATCAACGGAACCCTTACCGTTGCCGGAGCAACAGCAGTACGCCGCATCTTCGTGCGCTCCAACACCCTTGGCACCACCCGCACCCTGACCGTCAACACACTATCAGCCACAGACTGCGACTTCCGCGACATTACGATTGCAGGTACAGCAGCAGGATCATCTCCGACCCGTGCTGGTGATTGTGGTGGTAACTCAGGCATCACGTTTCCTGCGCCAAAGACGGTGTACTGGAACCTTGCAGGAACGCAAAACTGGAGTGCTGATGGTTGGGCTACATCGTCTGGTGGCGCACCTGCAACCAACAACTTCCCCTTGGCTCAAGATACTGCGGTGTTTGATAACACGGGATCTGCGGGGACGGTGACGATTGATCAGGCTTGGAACATCGGCACACTTAACGCATCGGCAAGAACGAGTGCCATGACGCTGACGACCAGTACAAACACACCAACAGTTTACGGCAACTGGCTATTTGGCACTGGGGTGACATCAAGCAGCACTACAGGAACGATTACGTTTGCCAAGCGTGGAACACAAACCATTACCAGCAACGGTGTGCAGTTTGGATGTCCAATCACCATTAATTGTGTGACAGGAACTACAAATCTTGGTGATGCGCTATCGCTTGGCTCAACACGAACCCTTACCCTGACCAGCGGTACGTTTGATGCTGTCAGCTACAACGTGACGACGGGATCGTTTAGTTGCACTTCGTCCACAGCAACTTTGAAGATGGGTTCTGGTACTTGGACGTTATCTGGAACTAGTACTGTTTGGAATTTAACAAATGCAGTTTTCTACAAAGGAACCGCCAACATCACACTGTCTGATACCAGTACATCATTAAGAATATTTGATTCCGGCGGTTTTTCTTACAATAAGCTGACGATTGGAGGGACGACAGGAACATCAACCCTAAACATAAATGGCAACAACCAATTTACTGAACTTGCCTCCACTAAGACCGTTGCTCATACAATATCTCTAGGCTTTACTACTCAGACCTTCGGCAAGTGGTCAGTGACAGGCACATTAGGAAACGTCGTCACCTTGACGGGTACTGAAACTTCACACGTTCTTGCTGGTGCTGCAACGTCAGGCATTGACTACCTTGCAATGGGATCTATTGGCTTTGCAGCCACATCCCCCGGTGAGTTTTATGCTGGTGCCAATTCCACGGGCACAGCTTCAGCGCCGGTATACAGAACTGCCCCGCCAGCCGCAACCACACGTTACTGGGTGGGTGGCACGGGAACTTGGGATGCAACAACCACAACAAACTGGTCAACATCATCAGGTGGTGCTGGCGGTGCGTCTGTTCCCACATCCTTAGACAATGTCATCTTCGACACATCATCGTCTACAGCCAATGCTGCTTACACCGTAACGATTGGCACTGGAGCCACGGTCAGGGCTAAAGCAATCACAATGGGCGGTCCCGGTGCAGGTAACAACATCACTTGGGCTGGCTCAGGCACGATGGTCATGCACGATGACTTTGACTTAACCGCAGGCACTGCTGATTGCACAAGGACGTTTACAGGCGCAATTGTGCTTTCTGGTTCAACGTCAGGGTTTACGTTTAACTCAAACGGCGTGACCTTGGCATCAGGCATAACAGTCAATGGTGTAAGTTCTGAATGGACGCTAGGAAGCGCGTTAGACATGGCTGGTCAAGCCCTGACGGTCACAAACGGATCGTTCAGTTTGTCCAGTTATAACCTCACTGCTTTTAGTGTTGGCTGCATCAATTCCAATATAAGAACATTAAATCTTGGCTCATCCACAATCACTTTGACGGGAAATTTTAGACTTGGAACAAGTTTAAGTGAATCAAGCAGCTTGACTCTTACTGCTGGAACCTCTCAGATAAATTTGTCTGGAATACAATTTGACGGAAACGGTCAAACTTTATACAACCTTTCATTGACAAGCACATCTCCAGGTACTGTCACCCTCAACGGTGCAAACACCTTCAACAACCTGTCGTTTACAGGCTTAACGTCTGCTGGTCTTAAAGAAATAGCCCTTGCTGCCAATCAAACTGTTAACGGCACCCTGACCTTCTCTGCTGGTACAGATGCCACGATGCGGCACTTCTGCCGATCCAATACCTTCGGCACAACCAGAACCATTACCACTGCGGCGTTTTCTGGAACAGACGTAGACTTCCGAGACATTACTATTGCTGGTGCGGCTGCGCCCGTGTCAGGAACCCGTCTTGGCGATGCCAAGGGCAACAGCGGCATTACGTTTGTTGCTGGCAAGACGGTGTATGTCCGATCCACAGGATCTGCCAACTGGTCATCTTCTACGGGTTGGTCTGCAACGTCTGGTGGTGCTGCGGATGTCACGCAGTTCCCATTAGCTCAAGACACGGCTGTTTTCCCAGCCGCAACGTATCCGGCATCTGGCAGCACGATCACTATCGATCAGGCCTACAACATCGGCACGATTGATATGTCGTTGCGGACGAGTAATACGGTGACGCTGGCATATAGTGCTAGCGCAACGATCTACGGCAACTGGATTAATGGAACAGGAACAACACTTAGCGGAACGTCTACATTGACGTTCGCTGGCCGTGGCAGTCAAACAATCACGAGTGCAGGTAAGACGTTTACGCAACCGATTGTGATCAATACTCCAAGCGGAAGTGTTGTACTGCAAGACGCATTTTCTAATTCTAACAATACTATTACAGCTTTTGTTTTAAGTAGCGGAAGTTTGGATGCTAACGGTTTTAACTTTACGTTATCTGGATCTTCGTCTGCATTTGACAGTTCAAATTCAAATATCAGAACAATAGCTGTTGGTTCTGGAACATGGACGCTTGCGGGTTCATCCGCGACTTGGTCAACGTCTGTTTCTACAAACCTCACCGTCACAGGCACAGGAACGATCAGCCTCACATCTGCATCCGGCAAGACGTTCGCTGGCGGCGGCATCTCCTACTCAGGCATCACACTTAATCAAGGTGGCGCTGGACTTCTGAGTATCTCGGGCAACAACACATTCAAAGACATCACTAACAGTTATAAAGCTACTGGTGCTGCCACCATCTCAATCGGCACCACAACGCAAACCGTCAGTCAGTTCACGGCTGCGGGTGAGTCAGGAAGGGTGCTGACAGTACAGGGTTCAAGTGCATCATCACCGGGAACGCTGGTGTTATCCACCACGACAAAGCCCAATGTGGACTATCTGACCATCACAGGGGTAAGAGCTTACAGTCTTGATACGACATGGTATGCCGGAACAAACTCAACAAATAACGGGTCATTGGGATGGTACTTTGAAGTAGCGCCTGCTTCTGGAACAACCAATAATTTCTTCTTGGTGTTTTAATGAATGACAAGGCCCACGAGTTAGACGTTCTCAAAGCACAAGCAAAAATCCGGCTTGAAGAACTTAAAGCTCAAGACTCTGCCAAAGAAGTTGCCGGTAAAGCCATCGGTGAAGATGGGCTGCTTTATATCTTCTTGATCGTGCTTGTAGGTGTTGGTGCGTCCCTCTTTCTAGAAGGCGAAAAAATTGCTGCTGTTATGGGTCTTTTGGGCGCTTCACTTACTGCACTTATTCAAATGCTGAATGGGATTGCAGGGACTGCGGCAAAGCAGGAGAAGCCTGAGTTTGAGGTGATTAAAGACCTGATCCACCGTCTTGACAAGTTAGACCGTGCCGAGCAACCCATGCAGGTTGATGTTGAAGGCAGCAAAGTGACGGTTAAGAAAGGTGCGGATCAAATTACCGCAAAGGGGTAATTATGTTTGAGCTACTTAGCGGCGGTCTTTTAGGCTCCATCTTTGGTGGTTTGTTCAGGCTTGCTCCTGAGATCCTGAAGTTCTTGGACAAGAAAAACGAGCGTCAGCATGAGCTATCCATGTTCCA